AACTTCTTGTGTGAAGAAGATAACGAAGATTCATTAGGTGTATCAACAATATCCTCAGCAGTTCCGTTCACAACTTTCATCTTCAACAGAGACGCGTAGTCGGATAAAATTTGTCTTCTTTTTTCTGCTAGTTGTTCTTCTGTCATATCATCTAGCTTTCCTGTTCTTACTTCTTTTCTGTCTATGTATAGGCCACCAACTTTACCTCTGGCAACTTCCATATTACCAGCAGCAGAAAAGGAATTCTTTTTCAAAGCGGCTTCCTTAATTCTATCAAGTTGTTCTAAATGCTTGTCTAATGTGACTTCGTGTTTTTCTCTTATTTCCATTCTTAATTCACCAATATGTTTTACTACCAATGGTGAGTATCTTGGATTTGTAAGCTCAGAGCCTTCACGTCTGCATCGGTCTGGACTGTACCCTGCGAGCTTTGCGGCTTCTGCTTTCGAGCAAGGTTTGCCTGTAGCAGGATCGCCAAATACATAGTATTCAGCAAATCTTTTTTGCATGTCGGTAAGTCTTTTCGGTAGTCCCATATTGACAATTTAAGGGAACTCTCCTATAAAGTCAAGGTATGAAAGATAAGCGTACATATACTAAATTGAAAGAACACGGAGTAGACATGACTTATGAAAATGAAAGTAAGGTAGACCCTAAAGAAGACAGAGGGCCTGGAGATTTATCTTTGTTGATTGAACAACACAAAAGAGAGATCTGGCAGTGGAGACAAAAAGAATCCCACTGGATAAAAACACAAAATTTAGCAGAGGGTTACAAAAAAATAATTGATGAGTTGAGTGCAAAAATTTTTCAACAAGCAGAAATTATAAAACAATTAGAGAAAGAACTTGAAGATAATAAAAAATGAGAGTAAGAGACTTACAACAATTTTTAGAGTCTTTTACAGCTAGAGATAAGTCTGCGTCTGGGCAAGGTAATGCCATTAGTGATGCTGTTATTTATGTAGAGGTAAGAGGACAACTACATGAAATTAAGAAAATGGAAGTACACGAGAACAGTCAAACTATATTTGGTCTAAAGAAAAACCACCACTCGCACAGACTTGTGATGAAAACAGCGGAGGCATCTAATATAATTTTACCGGATAAATTGCGTACACCGGGCGCATAATGAACGACAATATTCCCTCAAAAAACATATGGGCCCAGAGGCTAAATTCTACCGAGAAATTAAAAAAAATATACCAAACATTTCGTGGATTAGACTTGAAAATCTTAGCTTATCCGGCACTCCTGATCTATTGGGCTATAATAATTCTGGGCACTTTTTCACTGTAGAATTAAAGGTGACTAAAGGGAACAAATTGAGATTTTCCCCTCATCAAATTGCCTTCCATAAACGCCATCCTGAGAATACATTTATCATGGTAAAGGCCCTCGGTCCTTTACCCAAGAAAACTTTTTCAGTTTTCTTGTACCGTGGTTCTAGAATCTCTGAGCTTGTAGCTTGCGGCTTGAAGCTTGACGCTTGCTACTCGGATTGGGACGCTTGTCGCTTGGCGCTTGATGCTTCCTGAACCTGAACTGGTTCTGGTTTGGATTCGCTTGAGGCTTGCTGCTTGGTGCTTGAAGCTTGATGCTTGAGGCCCTGACCAGGTGCACGCTCGCTTGCAGCCGTCGCTTCAGCTCCGCTAATGACCCGGTCAGATTTATTACGCTTGCGTAATTCTTTATAATATTTTGGGTGATGCCACATTTTAATGTTTACCGTATTTTATAGTTTTTATTTCAGGATTCCAGCAATTTCTGCAGTCTCTGCATTCATTGTTTTGTTTAGGAGCTGGACACGTGGCCCCTGATGTCACCACCTCCGAAGAGTTGGACCACGACAAAGGCGCCCGCTGGTCTACCATGGGCGCACTGAATCGTATGACTAAATTGTTTGGCTTGTCCTTCAGGTGAGCTTTGATCCATGCTTCACGGGTTGGCATCCAATGCTTTTTGCCAGGTGTGAGCTGGCATACTTCATAAATTTTTTTAAGATGATCCAGATCCTGGACGTCGCCGCTGTCATGCCATCTGAAGACATCCGGCTTCTTGCTGTTGATCAGGTGAGCCATTGCCTGGACCCAGTCTGGATGCTTCAACGCTTCCAGCCTTCGATACTGTGCATCCTGAACAACTTTGAACACATAACAACCCTTGAGCGCGTAACAATCATAACACACTGAGCCCGGCACGTCTCGGAGCTTGCCGCCAGTTTTGCATTCCTTGGCAGGTAAACCAATTGACCAGCCAGGCATCTTTGACGGCTTGCTCAGGCTGCCTCCTATAATTTTTAATGCTTCATCTGTTTTCATATTTCTTTCTCCTATAATCTCCTATAACATAATATAGGTCCCTTGTCAAGCTTGCAGCTTGACGCTTGCAGCTTGCTGCTTCCTGCTTGTAGCTTGGTCCCTGATCCAGGAGCCATCGCCAGTGCTGCAGGTAAACGCGGGCCATTGCTGGCCCGGGTCTTCTACTCACTTTCTTTCTCCCATCTCTTCTTAGACTCTTCTTGGTCTAGCTTCACCAGCCGCAGAACCTCTTCCAAAGAATTAGCTATACGCTGCAATTGTACTGCGCATAAAAAATCATTGTCTGA